GATCGTAGTGCGTATAATGCCCATTATGTTAAATAGTCCACTGTGCGGATACTGCGAGCGTAACCCGCTGATTTTCATAGGATCTACCCCGCAACTGACCGCGCAGCGGGAAAATACCCCCCCCCCGGGTGGTGGCCCCGCCGGGGGCGGGCGCTGGCGTAACCCCACATAGGCCGACCTGAAAAAAATGCAAAACCCGTACTTGGACTTCGTTAAACGCTATCACAAAGCCCCAGTGGCCTTCGTGGAAGAGGTGCTAGGCGTCACCCCAGACCCATGGCAAAAGCGCCTCCTAGAGCTTCTGGCTGCGGGAGAGCGAAAGGTGTCAGTCCGCTCAGGCCACGGCACCGGCAAATCGACCGTAGCCTCGTGGGCCATGCTCTGGTACATGCTCACCCGCGTGCCGGTCAAGGTGGTCGTGACGGCCCCCACGGCCTCGCAGCTCTTCGACGCCCTCTTCGGCGAGTGCCGCCGCTGGGCCAAACTGCTACCCCCCGCCGTGGGCGAGTTGCTCGAGATCAAGTCTGACCGTATTGAATTAAAGGCCAGCCCCGAAGAGTCGTTCATCTCAGCTCGCACCAGCCGCGCCGAGCAGCCCGACGCCCTGCAAGGTATCCACGCAGAGTTTGTGCTGCTGGTGGTGGACGAGGCCCCCGGCGTATCGGAGGCGGTCTTTGAATCCGCGGGCGGTAGCATGTCCGGCCACAACGCCACGACCCTGCTGCTCGGCAACCCCACCCGCACCCAGGGGTATTTTTACGACACCTTCCACCGCCTTTCCCACGAGTGGAAAAACTTGCACGTCAGCTGCCTTGACTCGCCCAGGGTGAGCGATGATTACGTCAAGGAAATGTCGAGCCGGTACGGTGAGGGCAGCAACGCCTACCGCGTGCGCGTGCTGGGAGAGTTCCCCGTCGCCGATGACGACACGCTGATTGGCCTGGAGCTGGCCCAGAGCGCCATTGACCGTGACGTGATACAGAACCCGGGCGCCCCGATCCTCTGGGGGCTAGACGTGGCCCGCTTTGGCACCGACTCGTCGGCCCTTTGCAAGCGCCAGGCAAACGTCGTGCTTGAGCCGCCGAAGACGTGGAAGAATCTTGACCTTATGGCGCTGACCGGCGCGGTACTGCACGAGTACGAGACGGTGGATTTCAAGGAGCGCCCCGCAGAAATCCTTGTAGACAGCATCGGCTTGGGCGCTGGTGTAGTCGATCGATTACGCGAGCTGAAGCTGCCCGCCCGCGGCATCAACGTCGGCGAGTCACCCGCCTTTAAGGGGCAGTACATGAACCTGCGAGCGGAACTCTGGGCCAAGGCTAAGGCATGGCTCGAGGCCCGCGACTGCAAGTTGCCGCGTGACGAGCGGCTCGTGAATGAACTATCCTCGCCGCGTTATTCGTTTATGAGCAACGGCAAGTTGAAGCTCGAGAGTAAGGACGACATGAAGCGCCGCGGGCTGGCCTCGCCCGACGTGGCCGACGCATTCGTGCTTACGTTTGCGAGCGAGGCGGCGACAGGTGGCGGCGTGTACGCGCCGACGTGGACAAAGGCGGTCAAGAGACAGATTCGGGGAGTGGTATGAGCATCGAACACTTAGGCGGCTACATCCCAGAGGGCGACCGCGCAACGTGGATGCCTGACATTTGGGGCTATCTTGCGCTGACGTACAACATCAAGTCGGTGATCGACATCGGCGCCGGCATGGGCCATAACATCCGCTGGTGGCACGACCTAGGCTTTGATGCGCGTGGTGTTGAGGGTCACCCGATTGCGCTCGCAGAGAGTCCCGTTCGGGATATTTTGGTGGCGCATGACTACGAAAGGGGGCCATATATACCCGAACGGGAATACGACCTTGCGATCTGCACGGAGTTTGTGGAGCACGTCGAGCAGAAGTGCGAGCAGAACTGGTTTGCGACGATGGCGCGGTGCAAGTATGTGCTCATGTGCCACGCGCTGCCCGGGCAGGGCGGGCACCATCACGTCAACGAGCAGCTGACCGAGTATTGGATCGACCGCTTTTACGAAAACGGCTTCAAGTGCGACTGGATTACGTCGTGCAGATTCCGTGAGACGGATCAGCGGCAGGGGTCTAGTTGGGGCCGCCCGACGCTGCTGTTTTTTGTGAGGGACAAGTGAAGTATTACTGCATCACGCTCGCGGAGACGCCGGAGCGCACGGAACACGCTCGAGCGCAGGCTGCTAAGGCTGGCATTGAGCTGGACTTTATCCAGGGCATCTTTGGCAAGACCATGCAGGTCAAGTCAGAGATCCCGATGCACACGGACTATTACGTCACCCGCGGAGCGACGTGCTTGGTTCTGTCGTGGCACATCGCGTGGCAGATCGCGTGGCGCGACGGGCACGAGGAGTTTGTGATCTTTGAGGATGACTTCATCCTGCCCGAAAATTTCAACGAACGCCTTGCACAGATTCGGGAAGAGATTCCGCACTGGTGCGACCTTGTGTACCTAAACTCTTGCTGCACCACAGAGAAGCCGGCCAAGAAAGAGTCAACAAATCTGTGGGAGATCAAGTACCCGCTTTGCACGGCCGCGATATGGCACCGCCGCCGCGCAATACCGACCCTACAGCAGTACACGAAGCCCGCCAACACGCCCGTTGATATATTGCTCGAGTGGTACGCGCTGCCGCACCTGCGCGTGCTGACCGCAGTTCCGCCATTAGTCACCCAGGCAACGCAAGACCTTGCGGTGCCGATGCCGTCAACAATCCACATGTGAGGAGATAGATGAATGCTCAGCCCAAAAGACGTCGCCCTGTTTCAAAAGCGCCTCGACAAGAAAGCCCCGGCGAAGCCGGAGTCCAAGAAGCCGCCAGAGCCGAAGCCGCCCTCCCCGCCGAAGGCGGCCTAGTCTTATCGCAGTACCTGCCGGAGGGCGCCTTTGTGCGCCTTTCCGTGCCGGAGTCTGAAAAGTTTTTGCCGTGCAACCCGTCGATTGCCAAGAGCGCGACGGGCGAGTTGGCGTGCATGATCCGCACGGTCAACTACGAGCTTGGCGATGAAGACGGGATCTGGTTTCGTGGAGACCCGGCGCCCAATACCCGCAACTACTTGGTCACGTTGGGACAAGACTTGAGCCAGCGGTCGGTTGAGTGGGTGGACGACCTAATGGTGCGGAACACTCGCGCCCCGGCCCGTGACGGGCTAGAGGATGCCCGGCTCTTTTGGTGGCGCGGTGGGTGGTGGTTTACCTGCACGGCGTTGCACCATGGCCCCCGCGTAAGGGGCACGATGGCGTTGTGCAAGCTGAATAAGACCACGGTCGAGGGTTTGGAGTTCCTGCACAGCCCGCACGGTCGAGAGGTAGAGAAAAACTGGATGCCTCTGGTCAATGGCGATCAGTTGTCGTTTGTGTACATGAACCACCCGTCTGAGTCGTATGAGTTCTACCCGCAAAAGCGCAGGGTATGGGTGGGCGAATATGCCCCGCTGGCCGGGTGGTCTGGCGGGTCGCAGTTGATTCCGTATGAGGGCGCCTACCTTGGCGTGGTGCACCAGCGGCGTAAGCACAAAAATCGCGTCTATTACGCCCACAAACTGGCGCAGTACAACGGCAACCTAGAGCCGTTTTCTGCCGGCCGTGAGTTTTACTTCCGCGGCGAGCAGATTGAGTTTTGCTCTGGCATCGTGAGCCACGGCAGCGGGTACGCCCTATCCTTTGGGGTTAGGGACAGAGAGGCCTGGATAGTTTCTTTATCGGCGAGCCAAGTTGCCTCACTTCTCAAGTGACAATAGATAGACCCCCTTTTCGGCACGGGTGCCGGTTTTATGTATCAAAAAGAAGGTTCACTCATAGAGCAGTCTGAGGCCGAGATCGGCGCGATTGAGCCGATGGCGGACGAAGAGCTGGAGTCGTTGGTTGGCACAGAGCTGACCGACGCGACGTCGTTTGTCGATGCCGAGTTGTCTCCGGTTCGCGCCCGCGCTATTCAGTATTACCGCGGCGAGCCGTTTGGTAACGAAGAAGAGGGTCGATCTCAGGTTGTCTCGACCGACGTGCGAGACACAATCGCCGGCATCATGCCGTCTTTGATGAAGGTTTTTTACGGCTCCAAGCAGATTGTCCACTTTGCGCCAAAAAATGCAGAGGACGTACCGGCGGCAGAGCAGGCCACAGATTACGTCAACTACATTTTCAACAACGACAACAACGGATTCCTGACGCTGCACTCTGCCTTCAAAGACGCGCTGCGTGGCGCGCTTGGCATCATCAAGTACGTCTGGGAAGAGAAAGTCGAGGTCAAGACGGAATACTACTCTGGACTTGATGAGTCTGCGCTGACGGTGCTGCTCTCTGAGCCAAACGTCGTCGGCAGCGCCATCATGTCAATGGACGACCCGTCGTATCAGCCGCCCGTTGACCCGATGACGGGGCAGCCAGCGGTTGACCCTGCGACCGGGATGCCTGCGCCTGCGCCGAAGATTTATGACGTAGAGCTGAAGCGCGAGTACAAGGACGGCCGCGTGCGGGTTGAGGCGATCCCACCGGAAGAGTTTTTGATTGACCGCCGCGCTCGCTCCGTTGAAGACGCGACGCTTGTGGCTCACCGGCGCATGATGCGAGTGTCTGACCTGGTTGCGCTTGGGTACAACGAGGAAGAGGTCAGCTCGCAGATGGGTGTCTATGAACTGGACACCAACGACGAATACATTGCGCGCAACCCGTACGCACAGTCTTACGGCCCTGGCGGCACGCAAGACGATAAGCGCGTGCTGTACTGCGAAGCATACGTTCGCGTGGACTACGACAAAGACGGCATCTCTGAGTTGCGCAAGGTATGCACCATCGGGCCGGGCTACAAGATGGTGATGAACGAGCCTTGCTCGCACGCGCCGTTTGCTCTCTTTTGCCCAGACCCAGAGCCGCACGCGCTGATTGGGCTTTCGATGTTTGACTACACGGCCGACCTGCAAAAGATTAAGTCGGCCATCCTGCGCAACATGCTCGACTCGCTCTCGCTCGCCATCCATCCACGGGTTGGCGTCGTCGAGGGGCAGGCGAACATGGACGACGTGCTAAATACAGAGGTTGGCGGCGTTATCCGCATGCGACAGGCCGGGGCGGTACAGCCGTTCTCCGTGCCGTTTGTTGGACAGGCCGCCTTCCCGATGCTCAGCTACTTAGACGAAGTACGCGAGACCCGCACCGGCATGAGCAAGGCCTCGATGGGCTTGCAGGCCGATGCACTACAGAGCACCACCCGCGCGGCGGTCGCCGCGACCGTTAGCGCCGCGCAGCAGCATCTTGAGCTGATCGCCCGGATTTTCTCAGAAACCGGGATGCGCGCCCTGTTCAAGGGCATTCTCAAGCTGGTCACGGAAAATCAAGATCGTCCGCGGGTGGTGCGCCTGCGGAACCAGTGGGTGCCGATTGACCCACGGTCGTGGAACTCAGACATGGACGTTGAGGTGGATATTGCGCTAGGCGCCGGCACCGAAGAGCAAAAGATTGCCGTGCTGAACTCTATTGCGCAAAAGCAAGAGCAGATCATGCAGACCATGGGGCCGCAGAATCCGCTTGTTTCGCCGCAGCAGTACCGCAACACCCTCGTGAAACTTTCCGAGGCGTCTGGGTATAGAAACTCCGACGAGTTTTTCTCAAACCCCGCGACGATGCCACCGCAGCCGCCACCTCCACCTCCACCGCCTGACCCGGCTCAGATTCTTGCGGAGGTTGAAAAGCAAAAGATCATGGCAGACATCCAGAACAAGCAGGCAGAGCTTGAGCTGAAGCGCCAAGCAATGCTGCTCGAGGATGACAGAGCGCGCGATAAGCAAGAGGCTGACATTATGTTGCGCGCCTATGAGGTGCAGTTGAAGTACGGCACGTCTGTGGATACCGAGACGCTGCGTGCGATGATGGAGCGCCCGCGCACCGCGTCGCCATCTGTGCAGCGGCCAGTGATCCCAGAGATCACGCCGTTTGATATGTCTCAGCAAGCGCCTCCGCCTCCGGCGCCTCAGCAGCCCATGGCTGGTGAGCAGATGCCGCCGGTAATGTAATGCCATGCCACTTGAAACCCTTGAGGTTCCTGCGCCGCCGAATCCAAACGTGCCGCCGGCGATTTATAGCCCTCAATATCACAACCAGCTCAACAACCAGCTCAAGCTATACCTGAACAGGATTAGCAATAACCAGCAGGAAATTGTTGAGTTTATTAGAAGCCTGACGGATTTGAACTTGTTGAGTAAGAATAACTTTGATGCGTTTGGACGGTTGCGGGTATCACAGCCGTTCACGCTATTTGATAGTCAGAATCGTTACGCGGCAGACCCTGCGTTCGATACATCTCTGACTGGCTCTGGCAC